CATTTCGGTTAACAGCCGAACACTCTGCCAACTGAGTTATGGACCAATACTATTCAATTATACAGGATCAGATGCCGATTTGCAACTTAATATCTTGCCATTTTTTAAGCACTGATTCTGGCGAACAAAAGTTTTCTACATTCTGTTTGGCTTCTTTTATCATAGCATCTTTCTGCTCTGTTGTCAATGTCATAGCAATTTTTAGTCCTTGAAGAATTGAGTCTTCACTTACTCCATACCAAGTCAGTCCCCAGAACTCACTATACTTATGGGTAGTCTTATCTACAACCCATGGGTATGACTCAAGAACGATGTTTGATTTATCTGTTACAAAGTCGGACATTGAGGTGTGATCTGGTGAGATGCATAGCATTCCAGAAATCATTGCTTCACATAGCGGAAGGTTTTGGCCTTCTGCTCTGGTTGGAGAGACATAGTTCTGACAAGAATCCATAAGCATTTGAAGTTTGCTGTCACTTAGCCTGTCTGCAATGACGTAAACATTGTTAAAGGCTGTATTTGGAAAAGATGGAAACTCTCTCTTAAAGGCAATCTCTTGTAGTTTTGTTAGTGTATTCTTTGCTGTCATCTTTAGGATCAGGACTGCGTTTGGATATTCTTCAGTGAATCTGGTAAATGCCGTTACGAGATTGCCAAAGTTTTTTCTAATGTCGTTTGGGTTAAAGACATAAAGAAATCTTTGCTCATATTTAGAGTTATCTAGGATATCTTGCAGGGGCATTCCAGGGTTGCCTTCATAGGCATCGGGAACAGTAGTGAAGTGATGGCAGGTTATGTCTTGAATGGTTTCATTTGGTTCTATGACCTTCTTTGATACCGCTGAAGGAAGAACGTGAGCCTTAATGCCATAATTGCCAAGAGTTTTCTTTGAGTAAGATGATAACGTAATTACTGAGTCATATCTTTTTAGCATTCTTTCATAATCTTTTTTAAAAATACCGTTTGATCCAGCACTCTTAGGTGGTAGTTTGTCAAACTCCCAAGCAAAAACACAAATGTTTTTTGAGTTGGGTGCAAACAATGAAACGTCTGGTGGCAAGAAAGAAATGCTAACAGGATTTTTTGACTTACGAACTGATGCCTTTACTATTCCAACATTAAATGGATATGAGAATGTATTCAAAATATTGTCTGTATCTTTTGCAATGTCCATAAATGATTCCATGGCAAAGCCATAGGAGTAATGTGCATAACCCCAACCTTTGCCCTTAAAGTCAAATGGGCCACTCAAAAATAAATCAGCCATTAGTCCAAAATCTTAATAACAGGGGCACAAGGATCTCCGCCCTCTTCCCATTGCCGCTCTTCTTCTTCAGTCATATATGGGTCGCCATCATGGGTGTAGCAGAATGGGTTGGACACCCAGCCTTTGTCAATGCCAACCTGGAGCCATTCTCCAAATTCGTTATCGTTTATTTCACTCATGTGAAAACCCTCTCTAAGTAGTGTATCTATTTTACACTATATAGAGAGGGTAGTCAAGGGGTTTTGCTATTACTTCTGTGCTTCTTCTTCCGCACGGCTGTGCTCTTTACGGAATGCCGCATTAATTTCAGCCTGTGTTAGTTTGCCATCTTGAAGGAATGACTTTGCAAGGTCTTCAAGAACACGTGCTACACCTAGTAGCCCTGCCATAAGAACTGCCTGAAGAACTTCAACGCCTGCGATTGCTCCAGCACCAAGAACTCCCAATGCCGAGATCACAAAGACCGCTACCATTCTTGCAAAGATATCTGCAATTTGTTTTACCATATTAAACAACTCCTTCCTTTAGTTTATTTTTTGCATAAGCACTGCGATAGGCATTTACGTATGCACGTTGATATGCCTGAAACTCCAGTATAGTCTTATGTTTACCCTTGTAATATTCCCTGGCCGATTCAAAGGCCTTCTCTCTTAGGTGTCTTGATTCAGGCTCAAAGTATGCCTTTAGATAATTAATCATCGTTATCCTTTCTTAGTGGATATGTTGCTGCCCAGAGACCCAAGGTCCCAAGGATGCAATATCCAACAATTGTCTTGGCAGAGCCTTCTAGAACTACCCAGGCTACGAACATACCGAGGAGTGTCCAGGCTTGACCAAGAATATCATTTAGAAATTTTTTCATTTAGTTTATCCTCCTTAATGCTCCGCCACCCGAAGATGTTGCGGTTACTGCTGCTGCAGATACAGCATTGATTGCTGCTCCTGCTGCGATAACAGATGCAATGATTGTCTTTTCTGATTCTTCACGAACTTGTGGAGACATATCTGCACCAACGTTACCAATATTATTAAACACTTCTAGTGCTGCTACTGCAGCATCGCCAAGTAGTGGAATTGCTGCAAGTTCTTCAGGAAGTTTTGGATCGTCTGCTTCGGCAACAACGGCTAAAGCCTCAAGTGCTTGGGAGTACTCATCTGAGCCTCGTTCTGCGGTTTCAAAAACAACCATGGCTGCTTGTGTAAGTTGCTCCATTTGAGCCTCTGTAAGGGATTCTGGGGCTACTGAGACAAGGTTTTCGATCTCGGCTACGGCCTCTTCTACTCGTAACTCAGGTTTTGGTTGTACTTCTGGGGTTGGCTCTGGCTCTGGCTCTGGTGTCGGTTCCACGACATTCTCTGTTGGCTCTTCAGTAGGTTTCTCGGACGGCGAAGGTGAAGGTGTTGGCTCTTCCGTAGGTGGAATGGTTGGCTCTGGGGTTGGCTCAACTGTCTCCTCTGGTGTCGGTGTAGGCGTTGGTTCTGGTACTATTATAACTGGTGTTTGAGTTGGTTCTGGAGTTGGCTCTGAGGTAGGGGTAGGCGTTGGTGTAGGTTCTGGTGCTGGTGCATACGATACAACAAAAATAAGCACCTTAACAGTTCCACCTGCTGGATCTCCATAAATATTTGATGATTCAATTGTTACCGATGTTTTTCCAGATGCTAATTCGGTCAAAGTTGACGACACGTCTACTCCACGAGTAGCGTTGTCTGGATCTCCATACCATGCCATAATGCTTTCAATAATCTGGCCTTCTGGTGCTATAACTTCAATTGTGGTGCCTTCTGATATTACGGTTGCTCCTTCTGGGATAGTTGGAACTGGAATCGGTGTGATAACTGAAATAGAAACTACAGAAGATGATGGAGAATAAACTTGAGCAGTATCATTATCTGATCTAATAGTGAAAGAATAGTTTTGATCCAGTCCACCAGTAGTTGCAAAAAGATCTTTAGACAAAACAATTCTGTTTGTCGTTGATGCTACCCCCCATCCAGGTGCGTCACCAGTTGTCCAGGAAACAGCATAACGTTCTACCTCAATATTGGTTGGCTCTGGGACAGTCCAGTTAAGTTCTACGTCACCATTGGGTAGTTGCTGTGCCGTAACATTTGTTGGTGCGTTTAAACTTGGAGTTGGTGTGGGTGTTGGCGTAGGGGTAGGCTCTACCGTAGGTTCTACCGTAGGTTCTGGGGTGGGTGTAGGAGTTGGTTCCACTGGTTCTGGTTCCAATACTGGTGGTTGCTCTACTTCAATAATTCCGTATTGCTCTAAGGTTACTACGCTACCGTCAGTCAGGCGAACTCCTGTTCGTGTCTGGCCTTCATAGGTTGGACCAGTTAGAGAGTATGATATTGATACAGTACCATCTGTGTTAATTGCAGCAACAATGTTTATGTTGGTAGGCTCGGTTGCATTTTGAAGCCAAATAGGACGAGCAGAAATGTCTACCTGGAAGCCACCATCGGATGCACGGATTATCAGGTGTTCGTCGTTTCTTGCCCAAGGATAGACGACCCAGTCCATTGAGTATAGAGAAATAGATGGTGTTTGTGGATAATCCCAAAACGTTCCGTCTGGTCTACCGAATGTAATTACAGAGTTTGTAGTTGCGTAAACAGAAGTATACTCAACTCCGTCAAAAGTTACCGTGGTTGTAAGCGGAACTTGGTAAGAAGAATCATCGCCACCAGGCGTAGTAACAACAACCACTACTGGTTCGGTAGGTTCATTTGCATATGCTGGCGTGGCAAAAAACAAAGGCATGAATGCCATTGAGATCGCTGCCAAGAATCTTGGGGTTTTAATTTTGGGGTCTCCTTGTTAGACGTTAAGACTAACAAAACAATTATACCATTCTTTAAAAATAAGAAAAGGGGTGTCCGAAGACACCCCCTTCCCATATTGCCCTTTATTCAAATAGAGAGGCAAACTTTTCTGCTGTTGCAAGTCCCTTGTGGAACTTTGACTCTTGGCCCTCAACCTTAATCACAAAAGCAGGCACACCAGTAATGTTGTTTTCGGTAAACTTTGTTACATCCTTATCTGCGTCATACTTAACGTACGAGATGTCTGGGTTTTCCTCTAGGAACTTATCAATGGTTGGCTGCATTTGCTTGCAAGGCTGACACCAAGTAGCAGAGAAATGAATTAGTTCTTTCATTATTTTACATCCTTGTCCTGAATCTTGATCTCACAGTAATCGGTGGTGCAGTATGCCTCACCCTGTGCCTCAAGGTTGTCTACCCCATCATAGATTGCAGAGAAGTCAATCTTTGCAATGCGACCGATGTAGTAGTCGTATTCGTTTTCTGTAATCTCTGTGTAAGGCTGCTGTGGATATACCGTGTTACCCATAGGCAAGAACGATACGGCCTTCAACTGACCTTCATACATGTTTAGAACAGATGCTACGTGCTGTCTCTCAGTTTCCTTATCAAATGATAGTGTTACTGATACACCATTGTCTGACCAATACTTCTGTGCTGTAGCAGCAAGAGCCATCTTCTCAAACAATGTTACACCCTTTTCTGCTCTCTTCTGTCCAGATGCAATCGGGAAGTATACTACTGAAGTTCCTGCTGATACTAGGTCATCTTCAATCTTATACCCTGCTGCTCTAAACAAGTGTAGCATTGGGTCTGAGTTACCAAAACGAATTGCACGTAGGTAGAACTTTCCACCTGGTCCCCAGTGAACACCAGGAGTAGCACCAGATAGGATAGATACTGATCCAGATGGCTTGACCGTGGTTACACGGATTGACTCACGAACACATAGCCACTCTGAGTACTTCTTGTCATAGAAACGGATCTTGTTGTATCCCTCGTCCATCCACTCACGAGTAGTTGGTAGGCCATGCTCGTCAGAGAACGATGCAATGCCTGTTAGTGATGTTCCAATACGGCGGTTACGCTGCATGATACCGTTGGTCTGTTGCCAGTGCGTAGGAAGAAGTGTAACAGTCTTACCATACAAGTAGGCAAACTTTAGAGTGCGTAGGAAGTCTTCCTTGCTATCGTGACGGTTTAGGTGAACCTCAACTAGAGTACATAGTTCGTATGACTCTAGTGGCTGCTCTGCACATGGGTTAAAGCCTACAACACGGTAGTCTTTTCCATCTGCTGGATCTGCCAAGCGACCATACTGACGAGCAACGTCTAGCCAGATAAAGCCTGGCTCTCCGTTGTCTGCAATGCGGTCAACATACTTTGAGTAGTCCATTCCAACTGTTGCTGAAATAGAGTTGTTAGACATCCAAGCCCAGCCTGGATTCTTTGGGTCGTATGAGTTACGCTCTGGGAATGCCTCTGCGTTCTTTAGGTTGAGGAAATCTTCGTCTCCGTCTACACCCAAAGCAAGCGTAGCAGAACGTCTAACGTTTCCTGCAACCACACAAGTACCAATTAGGTTGATGATATCCACGATGGCACGTGAGTCGAACTTCTCTCCTGCACGTGAACCAATAGCCTGACGGATAGTGTCATGCATCTTGATTAGTGGGTCTGGGCCAGAAGCGGTTCCACCAAAGCCCTTAATGGGTGCACCGTAAGGTCTGATCAAAGAGTAGTCAAATTCCTGTACAGGCTGGTTAGGTCTTAGGAATGAGTTGATCAGTAGACGAGTAGACTCTACCCATCCCTCACGGTCGTCTGGGATTTGGAAAGACACTGCTGGTTCTGTAGGAGCATAGATTTGGAAATTCTTATCCTGTCCTAGTGTGTCGAAGCCAACGCCAATGCCAAGCATTAGGGCATCCATGACCCAAGCAAACAATGCACCTGGATCATTCTTGTCCAAGTCCTTAGTAGATACTACTGCACAGTTCTGTAGTGCTGCAGAGTTTCTCTTTTCCATTGTTAGTGGTGTGCCAAACGACCACATACCACGACCTGGTGGTGTCCACTTTAGGTTGAACATTCTATCAAATGCTTCCTGTGCAGACTTCTGTGCCTTGTAGTCATTCCAAGGCAAACGTGACTCTTTAGCGTGATTCTTCTGGACAGAATACATTCCTTCAATAACACGCTTTACTACTTCGTACCAACGTTCCTTGGTGCCATCTTCCTTAATTCTAGAATAGGTTCTGACAAAAGTGATCTCTCCTAGAGAGTTTCCACCTGCATCTACGAAACCAAATGGGGATTCCAGTGCCTTGTATTTTTCTACAAAGTCATCTGGAAGTTTAAATGAGAAGAACTCAGACATATAATCAACCGACCTTTCAAAGTGGGATAGGTATAAAGTATACCATAGTGTTTTAGATTTTGCAAAACTCTCCTTATAAAATTTTAAAAGAGTTTCTTGTTTTATGAAACAGGCATAGAAAAAGGGGAGAAGTCTCTCATTCTCCCCTAAATCTATGGTTGAATTACTTAATCAACTTAACCTTTTTGGTCTTTACGAACTTGTTGTACTGAGTTGCAAGAGCGTTAAAACGCTTTACGAGTGCAGCATACTTTGCCTCTGCATCAGTTACCTTGCCAAGTGCAACAGCAAGTTGTGCATCCTTTTCTGCTACAAGAGCAGCAAGGTCAACGATCTTCAACTCGCCACGGACAAAGCCCACAGGAGCAGCAAGACCAGTTACAGCAGTTGCTACAGTAGCGGTTGCAATTAGGTCATACTTGCCTACTGCTAGACCAGTCAACTCTCTGGTTGCAACACCAGTAGCATCTGAAGTAATTGAGAAGGTGTTGGTTGCGGTTGAACTTACAACCTGAAGTGCAACAACAGAACCCGATACAGGGTTACCGAATACGTCAGTTCCAGTAACAGATACCTTTGCGGTAGTTCCTAGAGCAGCAGTTGGTGCATCAACCTTGATTGCGTTAAGAGCACCAGCGGTTCCCTTTACGAAGTAGGTTGTTGTTACGCCATCAGCGGTAACTGCAACAGAGCCAGTCTTTGTAGTCTTTGTGAATACGAAGATGTCTGCAGTAGTTCCAGTTCCTGTGGCAATGTTTACGGTTGCTGTACCAGATGCAGAAGTTGCATTGGTTAGCGAAGTTAGCAATACAGCATCAACTGCAGTTGCAGTTACGCTTGTTCCTGCTCCAACGTTAGTTAGAGCGATCTTCAAAGTGTTAGTTGCGTTTACAACGTCATTTGCTGGTACTGCTAGTGATACTGCGTTAGCAGCGGTAGTTGGTGCAGTAGTCACTGCAACAGCGTTAACAGTTAGTGCTGTGGTTGCAGCATTTGCTGGTAGTGCCAACAACGAAGTGGTGGCAAGTGCTACTGCAGTGGCAATAGCAATTAGTGGCTTCTTAAATGAAGTCATGTTTATTTCTCCTTATATTGTTAGATTAGATCAAATCTAGCCAAGTATTCTTTAACCTCTTTTGGCATAGGTTTATATTGTATCACGTTATCTTTGTCCTTGTCAAGGGTAGACTTTGGCCTATCTCTAAAGGTATGAATCTCTACCTCCAGATTTTGGTCCTTTGAGGTGTGTGATATTGCCCCAAAGATTGCACCACAGACAGCGTCTGCCAAGTCCTTAGAAGACTTGCGAGGGTGGTCAACTCTATTTTGCTTAACAATCTTAAGTTCGATAAGTTCTTCAAATAGCAGGTCAATTGATGGCATGACTAGGCGATCTTCATAGACAAGCATAGCCATATCTTCGTAGTGTTTCTTGGCAACAGAAACAGTTTCAGTTCTAATGCCTACCTGCTTTAACTCGTTCTGAATGTCGAATGACTGCCAGCGGTCAAATGATACCATACCAAGATCGAAGCCTAGTCTGCGTAGATTTTGAATCCACTGCTTGACCTCTGACAGGTTTACTGGACCTTCCACCTTTGGTTCCCACCACGCTACCGCATCAACCACAACGATAGGCATGACTTGTTGGTAATCTTTACCAATCTGAATATTGACCCACTTATCTACGTGAGCAATTGCTACCGCACACTTGTCATGCTTCTGTGCAAGGTCAGCGTGAACGAAATAGGTTTTGTCTGGATCTGGTTTAAACGATTCATCAAATCTTCTGTACTGATCTAGCGGATTGCGAATGCTCATGGCACTACGAATCTTGTCTTCTTGTCTAAAGAATCTGTCAGACGAGAAGGTTGGTACGCAGGCAAAACGTTGCATAGCATCACCCATGTCCGTAAAGAATGCTAATTTAAAATCATCAATCTTGCGAGTCGGATTAACTACCCAGGTAGGACGCTTTAGTGCAAACATTCCTGGATACTTGTATGACATAATTGTGTCTTCATCCCATTCAATGTCAAGATAGTTTCCCTCTTGGTCTTCTGGCAGTTCTGGGTTCATAACAAATCTGTGTTTTCTTGTTACGACTTCTTTGTCTGCAATAACTGCATCGTATCTTTGTGAGATAAAGTCTCCTGGATAACGAGGGAAAGATAGTAGGGCTACCTTGCCCAAGTCTGGAAAGCGAGAGTCTACAGAGGCACGGAAGGCCTTGTAGATGTTGTCTGCAGTCTTACCCTGGTCATTACCAGTGCTAACCTCTGAGGCAAATCCA